TAGTTGTGGATGGTCTATGAGGAATCAGGTATGGATGTTTCTATAGTAAGCAGAATGGTTAACTGGTAATGTTAAAGGTAGCCATAACAGGACACACTAAAGGATTGGGAGCCGCTCTCTTTGAGCGGTTTTCTGTTACTGATATGGTATCAGGTCTGAGTAGATCCAATGGATGCGACATACGTGACATACCTAAGATATGTGAAGTCGTAAAAGACGCAGATATCTTTATTAATAATGCATCCGATAGATACTCTCAGGTAGATCTTCTTTATAACGTATACAATATGTGGAAAGATCAAGATAAAAAAATTGTTAATATTGGTAGCCTAGCCTCTGTTGGTATTAGAGATCGTCTACAGCCATATGCAATTCACAAAAAAGCTTTACATGAAGCTCATATGCAAATTATACATCAGCAAAATAGTTGCAAGTCCTACATATTCAATATTGGCTATATCGAAGATAAAGCAGAGCAGGTAGCCGACTTGATATATAATACCGTAAATAACGATATGCACATATTTGAGGTGAAGGTATTTCCTGATGGATGAAAAGGTTGTTGGTAGAATTGCAGAGACTGCTTTCTACATGTCTTATAATAAAATCAAATCTATAGATTTTGCAGAGAGTCTTAGACCAAATCAAATCAAATGCAAGAAGTGGTTAGTTGACGAAATTGCTAATGTAAATATGAATTGGAAAAGAGTGCTTGTTCTTGGTAGTTGGAACGGGGTTCTTCTATACGAGTTACTACAGGAATATTGCAATGTAGATTGGATTGATTTTTTAGACAACAATCCAAATTGTCATAGAGATAGAGATATCTATTTTGAAGTCAATAATATTCCAAAGAACTATGGTACTATTGAGATGGATGCAACTGAGTTCTCAGATCATGAGTCGTATGATCTAATTATCAACACAAGTTGCGAACACATGAAAGATATTCCTGCAGTATATGGACCGACATATGCACTGCAATCAAATAATTACAGACAGGTTAAGGATCAACACATCAATTGTGTTGACAGCGCACAGCAGCTTGCAAAGCAGAATAACCTCAACAGAAAGTTTTTTGAGGGTAAATTAAAAATGTCTAACTATGATAGATTTATGGTTATAGGTTACTACTATTAAAAACATTAACTATTTTAAATAGATCTCTATCATTTTTTAATCTATCGGCAGTAGTTCCTCTATGATTTACTGTCGTTCCTATCTTAGGATCTATTACGGATTGAACGGGCGCAAACGGTCCCATGTATCTTGCGTGGGGTAATGCAAATCTACTTTGCTGCCCTTTGTTAAAATATCCAACTAACTGATCCACGAGTTGCATCGGTCCCGAAACTGCGTTTTTGCTGCAATAATTAACAATTCTTTTTGCAAATCTAGGGTGGAACATTACTGCTTCCATTGCATGCTGTCCAAAGAACTGAACTTCTAAATGTGGATTGAACTGAATAGCAGATGGATTTCTTAGCCAAGCATCGTGTTCTAAAATAAGAACGGGGACATTTTCAACTGCACACTTTTTCCAAAGATTGTATTGGCTATAAAAACAAGCTCTTTCTGTGCCTGTTAGTACACGTCCATTAGCACGTCTTCCAAAAGTCAACCCACTCTGATCATCTAATGTTTCGGGTGTGATCGCATCATAAAACTTAAGTTCAAATCCTTCCCAAGACTTTGAACAATAATTAGCATATGCCTCTGATACAGGATCGTCTTTCACTCTAATCATAATTGTCTTAAAAATCATTACATTCTCTTTTTTTGGTGTTGACAGTTGTTTCTATTTATATTAAAAAGGATATGTAAGAAGGAGAATCAATTATGAAAGTTACAGTTTTACATATGGAACGCAATGAGATCACAGGCGACACTGAAGGTTTCACCCCTGTTGCTGAGGTTAACTTTGCTGATGGTCACAACACAATGGACATCCTTGAGTATGCGTTCCGTTGGACAAACAACGTGATGGGTAGTTGGTCTAAGAAGATCGGTGAGGATGCTAACGATGATGTTACAGTTCTTGTTGAGCGTGAAGATGGTTTAGGTCTGCGTTCTACTTCAATGTTTGACCGTATGGAGATTGGCGGCATCGTTTATGAAGTTGCTATGTGCGGCTTTAAAGAGCTTGGTTATGTAGAGGAGATGGCATAATGTTAAAAGAAGTAGTAGAGTATGCAACTTACGAAATGTTAAAAGAAGTAGTAGAGTATGCAACTTACGAAGATTACTGTGCACCACGCCGTGCAATTGGTCTTGGTGTAATTCCAAAGTCTCTATTTGACGCTATTATTGCGGAAGAGGCGGTATTACTACTAGATGATGATGAGTTGGAAGAACTTTTCGATGAGGAAGTATAATGGAAAATAATTATGAAACACGTTACAAAGATTTGGAAATGGTTTATCAATCGGTTTATGATGAGGATGTACATTTTGTTGAGTTCAAAGGAAGATTCTACAATGACCGCTACTGTGGTCCTTGGAACTGTGGCGTGGCTGATGCAAGTGCTCGTCGCCCTGCTAATCCTCATTTTTATCGTGGCGCAAGTCTACAAAGTGATATGATGACAGCTAAGGATAATCGGATGTTTAAATCAGAGATACTAGCATACAATGCAGGGTATGAGTACTATAATTCGGGGTTCCATAAATAATGGAGTTGTAATGAAAATGGAGACATGATGTGAACGAATATTTTATGGCAACAGGAAAATACCCTGTTACAATTGAGTCGCAAGTATGCAAGGTATGTTCTGTAGAGAAACCTGCATCAGCATTCAATTATCACAGACAATTTAAAACAAGACTTGATAACAGATGCAGAGAGTGTGTGCGTAAACAGACTCGCTTGCGAGAAGGGTTCAAGAAACAATATGCTCATCTAAAGGGTATTTCGTGTGATTGCTGTGGAAGTATTCCCGAAAAAGGTTTGGTTATTGATCATTGTCACAAAACAAATACGTTCAGAGGTTGGATATGCGAACCCTGTAACCATGGACTAGGTAAGTTTGGTGATGATGTAGAAGGTGTCGAAAAGGCACTTGCATATTTGAAAAGAAAGCGAAATGATTTATAAGAGTGAAAAAATTCTTGACAAGCAATACAATATCAGTAGTAGTGGTATTGGTAATTGGAAGCTTCAAGAATACATCAATGGATGTAAACGGTCTGAGCTAATCATGACTACCGAAGAAAAAAATAAGTTTACACAGCGTTTAGAGGATAATGGTTGGTATGAGTACATTCGTAGCTGAACTAAAAAAACAACACTCAGAGTTCATGGCAAATAAATTTGCAAATCAGCAAAAGCAAAAGAACGCTGAATTTATGTTAAAACAAAATCGCTTGGCAGGTCTCAAGCGACAAGAGAATACTAAAGAGGATGATGAATTAGAACTATATAATCCACATTACACTGATGCACCTAAGTATGCAGAAAAATACTATGGTGAGGTTTATCATGCAACAACTCGTTATGATAATGAATGGGACTGATGTCTGATTATCTGAAAGCAGCTAAGATCCATATAGAAGGTGATGGTCTCAGGATCATCACCCAAAACAGTTATGGGTATGGCGACATCTTAAGGCTAATGGCTTATGCCCGAAGCCTGATGTGGTTGTCTGCACGAAAGGTTCATGTGACTTACGTAATCCCACCTGAGTACAATGCCTTTGCATATGAGCAGAATATTCATGATGTTTTAAATCATTTCAACTTAACAACAACATATGATGTGGACATAGAACCACTAGAAACATATGCACACAAATACACTAATCTGTTAAAAAAAGAATATGCTGATCAAGTTGCAGAATGGCTAGGGTATCCAAAACTAACACCAAAGCAAAGATCTAGTAAGGGCGACTACATTTGTGTATGGACACCATGGACAAATCTAAGTCCTGTATCTAAAGATAAAATGCCTATAAATAAAGATGAGTTCGAAAGTTTTTTAAAGTCGCTTGACACTCCTATCAAAATAGTAGACTATAGGATGGATATTGTAGAAGCCTTCGACTTGATTCGTAATAGTAAACTGTGTCTAGGTTACGAAGGAATGGGACAACAGGTAGCGTACCACTATGGTAAGCCTATCATCAGTATGTCCAACCTTGTACAGGTATCTAAAAATACAGGTGGTCCTGATTCTAGGATTACTGACAATCTAAAAACCGTAAGGAGATACTTGAATGTTTATTGATCCTGTTACCATACAATGGATATTATTAGCAGCAGCATCGGGTTGTGCTTTCATGATTGGCATTGTTTGGTCAGACAATCGTAAAGAAGAAATCATAGAGTCCACAATCATCTATCTTGTTGAGAATAATTATGTAAAAGCAAAGAGAGTTGATGGTGAGATTGAACTTCTACCTTTAGATGAGATTGACAAAACCTAATTACTGTGGTATAATGATCTTTACATTATGGAGTAATTTGTATGGTCAAAAAACCTAGAAAGAAAAGGCAATTATCAGAAGAGCAACGTGCAGAACTTCGTGAACGTTTAGAAAAAGCAAGAGCGGCAAAGGCTCCATCTAAACAAATATCTGTTCACGAGTCTATTCGTAATCTACCTGATACTGACAACTTTGCCCCACCTCGTGTTAGGGGATGGATCAAAGCAACAAAAGAACGTCTACAATCTATGCGGAAATGGAAGAACTCCAAAGATGCAAAGGAAAGGCAAGCCTATATTACGGATGAGATATATCTTGGAAATCTTCAGGCATATCTCAGAACGGGTATTTACTTAGATAATCGTTGGGGTGCTGAAAGACAGCACTCAGTAAAAGCTAAGTGTATTGCTATGGCATACTATCCTGATGGCACACCTAAAAGAACAGTTGGGACTTGGTATCCCGACATTGGAACCTACACTCAAGAAATGGCAGATGAGGATAATGCAGCAGGAAAAATTCCTAACAAAAACAAAGTTCACGCAACTAGTAGAAGAAATCGTAAAGGAACATAAATCTTCATATATGGATGCTATAATCTTTGTCTGTGAGGATGTTGATGTTGACTTAGAAGATGTTCGAAAGTTTATATCACCTACAATAAAAGACAAACTTGAAGCAGAAGCTATGAACCTTAATTATTTACCTAGACAAAATACATTACCGTTAGACTGATGATAAGAGCACCTAAACTATATTTGAAAAGAAAAGACATACCTATTCAATCTCTTTATGATATGAGAGATGAAGAAGCACAGGAAGTTCAGGCAGGGACCTATGATGTTAAAAATAAGGTCGGTAAGATCAACCATGAATATAGATCAACTACACTTAAAAAGATTTCGCCTGACGATTATCCTGATGTTAACAAAATTCTTTTGAATATGGTAAATCTTTGGGATGGTACAAAAGATCCTAATGATTATTTTGTTGGAGAATATAATTATCTCAAATATGGAAAGGATGATCATTTCATAAAACATAGAGATTTTGTTGGAGATAAACCTCATGGTGGTAGAGTATACTCAACATCTACCATTATACACAAGTCAGATAATTTAGAGGGCGGTAGATTCATAATATATGATAATTATAATTTTTCACATCACGTAGAACTTGATATTGGAGAGACAGTTTTCTTTTCTTCACAAACAGAACACATGATAGAAAAGGTGATTGAAGGTGAAAGAGAAGTTCTTGTGGCATGGATTTATAAAAAGGGGGGTTGACAACATATAAATACTTCTTTATAATGCAAAACGTGGATAACACAAATATACAGTAACATACAGTAATATACGGAGAAATACAAATGTCATTCGCAGATTTAAAACGTAACCGAACAGACCTTGGTAAGCTTGTAGCAGCAGCAACAGGTGACGAACAAAAAACAGAGAGTCGTTCTGATGATCGTTTTTGGAACCCAACACGGGATAAAGCAGGTAATGGTTACGCTGTGATCCGTTTCCTACCGGGGAACGCAGATGCACCTACACCTTGGGTGCGTTATTGGGACCACTTCTTTAAGGGACCAACAGGTCAATGGTATGTAGAGAAATCACTTACATCTATTGGCAAACCTGATCCACTATCAGAGGCAAACTCAAAGCTTTGGAACGAAGATGGTTCTGAGGAAGCAAAGCGCATTGTTCGTGAGCGTAAGCGTAATCTACGTCACGTAGCTAATGTTCTTATCCTTTCAGATCCTTCTAATCCTGAGAATGAGGGCAAAGTGAAACTATATCGCTTTGGTAAGAAAATCTTTGATAAGATCATGGACTCGCTTCAACCACAATTTCCTGATGAAGCACCTATGAACCCATTTGACATGTGGGATGGTGCAGACTTCGTTGTTAAAATTCGTAATGTTGAAGGTTATGCGAACTATGATGCATCTTCTTTCAAGGCACCATCAGAACTATATGAGGGCGATGATGATGCTAAAGAGAATGTGTATAATCAACAGCATGATCTTTCTGAGTGGTCAGAAGCAGAAAACTATAAGTCATATGACGAATTGAAAAATCGTTTGGCAATCGTACTAGGTGAATCAACACCACGTACACGTCAACAGATTGAAGATTTGGATGACGAAATCCCTGCATTTGAGAACCGTTCTGCGGCTGCACCTAGTGCACCTGCAGCACCTGAACCTCAAATCACAACTGCAGAGAGTTCCATGGATGACGATGATACCATGGCATACTTCTCTAAGTTAGCAGCGGAAGGTTAAAGAAAGAGGCCCCTTAGGGGGCCTTTTTTATTGATGTACTTGTCCTATAGATAAACCAAATCCTTGCATGGACATATATTTCTTTTCATATCTAAGATCGGTTGCAGTCATTCCTGAACCTTGTAGGTATTTCTTATCAGATGATCCTGCAATAGATTGCTGAGAGTTATTAGAGTTATCAATATTATTGATAGTGATACTTTGACCACCTTGTCGCATTGCTCCATATGTTGGGATCTCTTCGCCTCTAAGCTCTTTTAATCCCATGATAGCATTACTTAAATCTGATCTTGGACCATATCCCTCAGCACCTTTAAGTTCTTCACTTGTTATTATATTATCATTGTCTTTGTCGATGGTCTTAAGTATTCTTTCGTACTCTGCAATCTGTATTTTTCTTGCAGCTTCGTCAACTGTACCTGATCCCATCAAATAATCTTTTAACCAATCGGGTAAGACAGACACTACACTATCTTTGATTTGTTGCCCAATCTCTGAGATGTTTGGTAGCCAACTAGACAAATAGTTGAAGAAGTCTACAGTCCAATCAATAACAGTTTGTTTAATATCGATTGGGTTCTCAGGATCTGTCCATCCTAAGTAACTTCCAAGCCAATTGAATATTTTGTTTGGTATATACATCATAACATCAGTAAGTGTATCAAGACCTTCTACAGCAAATCCTAATCCCTTTAAAAATGTATTCCATGCTTGTTTACCTGCTTTTTCAGGATCGCTGAATAGAGTTTTTACCCAATTGAAAAGTTCTCTAGGCCAATCTAATATTTCTTTCAAAGCTACTTCAAGGGTATTTTGGAAACTAAAATCTGTTAATGTTTTAGCTGCAGCGTCCCATCCAATCAGTTTAAATGCACCTGCCACAAGGTCTTTTATTAAATCTAACGGAGCACCAATAAAATCTTTGAGAAACACAGCGACAGTATCGGTTGATTTCTCTAGGATAGAAGCTTTGTCACTTGTCATGAACTCATCATAAGCTGCTTTAATAGAAAAGAAGAACCCTAAAGGTCTTAGAATATTACCAAAGAGTCTAAGCCATGGTCCTGCCCCTGCCCCAAGTTTACTCAGCCATTCGAATAATGTTTTACCTGTTCCTGTGGCGAAACTTGCAACACCTTCAGACACACGCATCAAGGGTTTTAATATTCTACCTATCTGAAATGTTGTTCTACCGATAATATTTCTTGTGAAAAGACCATCAGGATCTTTTAGCGTTATAAGTTTACCATCAGCACCAATACCAAATACTCTCCAAAATCTTTTCCTAAGATCGCTTAATGCATCTTGTACTGCTTCTGCAACTGTTTTGGTTTGTGTGCCTATCTTTTCACCTTTTGTGTTTAGATAGTCTATAACCTTACCTTCAGGTCCAATACCAAAAATGCGTCTAAGAACACTCAAACGCACATTGTCCATGCCCTTAGATATCACCCCTATGATGCTTGACGGTAGACTTCTTAGTTTAGCAATGTACTTTAGTTCCCATCCCCTAAGACCTTCTAATGTCGCAACAAGAGCTGTGATACCCGCAAGTGCGCCACCTTTACTAAGAAGCATTCCAAGATTAAGCCCTAGATTATTTGGTCCTTGTTTAGATGCAGCACCAGGAGAACTTCTAGTTTCTCTCTTTACTTTCGCTGCTTCTGCGGCTGCTTCCTCTTGGTCTTTGATCTGCCGCTTCAAGAACTTAAAATGCTCTTCAAAAACATAGCGAAGTTTGTCAACTGAATCAGTTGTTTGATCTTGCTTCTTATTGTTTTCAGCTAACGCTTTTACCACGTCTTTAAAATCAGCCATTTCTCATCCTTTGCCTTTCAGCTTCCGCTTGCTGTTCTTTGATCTGATCAACAAGCATTTGTAAGTATATTTCTCTTTCCCAAGGTATCATGCTTTCTATTTCATCAAGTGAATAATGATGGTTTTGTATCAATTGAAAGTTTACATTATAATAATTTACCAAGTTATCATGAGAAAGAGATACTAAAAAAAATCGTTCATACCTCTTAGTTTCAATTCATTATTAGCATTACAAGACGAACATTCGAATGAAGCATCATAGGTTACCTGTGGCATAGCTTCAATGAACACTCTAATATCATCAAACTGTGACGTAGACAGAGACTCAATGAAATCCATTTGATCCTGTGGTGTTTCATCTTTAAACGAAATAATCTCATCTTCGGTCAATACAGATTCAATACATTTTGAAATCATACTAAATGTCTGTTCTGTTGTAGACTCACTCACAAAAATATCACCACCAACAAGATCCATATACGATGGATACTTCATCTTAATACTAATATCTTCATTCAATACAATAACAGACTCTACATCAGGCATATCAGCTTTAATATCATCTAGAACAACAAAGACTTCATTTTCAGCTTCACATTGCGTACACTGAGGTGTCAGTTTAATGTTCTCTCCAACAGACTTTGATCTGATGTTAACGAACATGTATTCAATATCAAAGCTTGTTAGCATACGCTTATCAATAGGTTCATCAACACACGCAACAATCGTATCTGCAATCGCTTGGAAGATCTGTGATTGATCTTGACTTTCAAGTGCCAACATCAGAACCTTTTCTTCTTTCACAAGGTATGGTCTAAACCTTACATTCTGTTGTGTAGATGGTATAACGAGATCATACTTTGGTTTATCATTTAGCTTGGGTAACGCCATTTCATTTCATCCTTTAGTTAAATACTCTCCCTAATGCTGTGCCGATTTGTGTTTGGATAAACTTCTCTGTAGCACTTGGTACGTCTATTTGATTAGCATACCAATTTGTGTATGAGAGTTGCACATTCAGTTCGACAACACCATCAAGTTCATTATTTAGTTGAATATCATTCATTGTTGTGGGGAATGCGTCTATGAGTGTACATGAATAAATCACATCATCATTAGTCACATAGTTAAGATCAAGTTGACCTTGGGCTAGATCAATAGGACCTAGCTTAGGCAATCTGTTTTGTAATTCTGAGGGCAGCTTTGGAATGCCTAGTGGGGTTTGGTATATAGGAAGTCCAATACCCTTCTTTAGTTGTTCGATAACAATCTGCTTACCATATCCCTCTTTACCTCTTACGTAACCCACAGAGTGATCCTCTTGGTTTACTGCAAGGTTCTGCCACACCTCAAAGTATTTTCTAATCCCATAATCGTTAAGAACGTGGAATGTCATAGAAACATCACTTACGCCATAACCATAAGGTGTTTTCTGAGTTCTCATACCAATCTTACGTTCATTGGTCAGAACCTGTCTACCGGGCAATACAACGTCCTTACAGAGCAGGTTTACTTCCTCGCTAGTTGCACCAGGCAGTGAAGGTAGTTTAACTCTAAAGACATTGGGACGTGCAATACCATCTTTTCTAGAGATAAGACTTTTCATTGTATCAATACTAGACATTAAATCATCCTTCTAGAATCTTTGTATACCTGAGATCCACTTGCTTTCTGCCAATCAGCAGTCGGTAGAAATGTGGCAATCTCCCACTCAGGGGCAGGTATTCTTGCAAAGCGACTTCTAACTTGTTTGTTTAGATAGTGTTTTACGCATGGTTTGAAATGCTTGAACTTAGTCGCTTTCTTTAGCATATCGTATGTGATATCGAAGCGAGTGCTCTCATCATACTTTTCATTTGTTGTTACGTCCATCAAGGCATCTAGGAACTTTGCTCTTAGTACAGGGGGAAGGTAATGCAAGTTTAACCCTAGGAAGCCACCCTCTGCAGGTCCAATGACAATCACTAATGGAAAGGCATCGTAATATGGTAGAGTGTCTTTATGTTTTGGATCGTAGAAGAACATCTGCATAGAGCCTACAAGTTTTCTATTTGCAAGCTTTACGGAATCAGACTTCATGATATCGTTACGGTTTACTCTGCGCATGCGTGACAAACGTTTACGGAACCAATCCCTAGACTCTTTTGTTCTAGGAGTGATACCTGCACGAAATGCTTCTATTTCTAAGTTTTTAAATAAGTTTGACATATCATTATTTATACTTGACGAATCAGAAAAGGATGTATATAATACTTAAAGAGGCTTTGAGGTGGGTGAGTATACTACTTTTTCTTAGGTTTAGGTAATGGTTTTAGAGGTTTTATTTTCTTTTTAGGCTTAGGAAGTATGCCCATAGCTGATAAATGATTCTCTGTCCATATTTCAAATCCCCATCCTCTATCAGCAGCATACTCTTGTGCAGCACTCCACTTATTCATATTCTTAACATATGTCATACCTTCATTGATATAACGTTTAGATTTCCTACCATGGAATGCAGGTGGTTTGGTTTCTTTCTCAGGTTTGATTTCAACAAGAACAGTCTTACCTGATGTATAAGTAATCTTAAGATCCATGAAGTATCTATGATACTTTTTATCAACCTCATACAGATATGGAATGACAACTTCCTCAGAAACCCATTCCTTCACCATTTTTTGTTCATCACACCATTTGAATGCATTACGTTCCCAAAGCGATCTGAATATCACATTGTCTGCATCACCCTTGTACTTAGACTTATTTTTAACTTTATACCTGCCTGAGTATGCCATGATTACCTTATAAATAATAGAAACTTTTTTGTATTTATTAGGATAGCCAATGACATATCGGTCAGAAGTAAGAACAGGCACAGCATTGAAGCAAACCTTTAAGTTTCCACTAGAAGATGATAACGGCTACAAAGGTCGTATCATTTTTAGAACAGTGAAAGAAGCATATAAGACTTTACCTGAAACTGTGTTCGAAGGACTTTCAGATCCACAATCAAGACGTGGTGGTGTAAATGCTGTTGAGGGTCCTGAATCTGTTACAGGTGCAGGTAGTATCTATGGCACTCAAAAAACTACTAGAGGTAACTTGCCTATTAGGTTTGATGAGTCTAGAAAAGCTATATTATATTTACCAGGTGCTTTACAGTTCCAAGACAACGTTGAATACACTAACGTGGACTTAGGTATTGTTGGACAAGCTGCAAGAAATGCAATGCAAAATCCTAATGCTTCAGGACGTGCCGTTCTTGGTGCTGTAACAGGAAACATGATGCCTGATTTTCAGTCTATTCAAGAAGCATTCAACATGGGATTGAGATCTGAGGGTGCACAAGTTGCCGCATTAAGACTTACTAATAAACTAAGTCCTGAAGTGCAGGGTGCTATCGAAACCACAACAGGCATTGCATTAAATCCTAACAGAAGATCGACGCTACGTGGTATTGGTGTTAGACAGTTTAGGTTTACCTTTAAGATGATTCCTGATTCTCCTGAGGAAGCACGTGAAGTGAAGCAGATAGTTCAGTTTTTTAGAGAGGAAATGTATCCTGATACATCTGATGATGCATTACAAGCCGCACTTCGTTTTCCTTCTAAGTTTGAAATCAGAATGGAATACGATGGTAAGAAAGTCGCAACAAACATCCTACCTTGTTTCCTTGCTAATGTTGATGTAGTATATAATAGTACAGGGATGTCATTTCACACTGATGGCGAGTTTCAGGAGACTGATCTATCATTATCGTTTGTCGAGGAAAGAGCCTTGACTAAACGTGACGTAATGAAAGACGCAGAAGGATTAGACCCAGTTTTTGAGGGCGTAAGGTTTTAGAGGTATAGATGTCATTTTTTAGAAACTTCCCACTTATAAACTATCAGTTTGGAGATGAAACAACTGATACAGTTTTTCAAAACCTTACTGTGTATATTGATTTGATTGATCAAGTATCAGATGATGCGTCCTTCTATGAAAACTATTACATTAAAGACTTTACAAGACCAGACGTGTTATCCTATGAGTTATATGGTACAACAGACTTGTATTGGTCATTCTACCTACTAAATCCAAAACTAAGAAAACAGGGGTGGCCTCTGAATAGTTCTGAAGTTTTAGATTATGCAAAAGAAGCTTATCCTAACGTTGCGATCATTACGGACGAACCTATGTGGGGTGAGTTCTACATTGGTGATGTTGTTGCTGATAGAACTAATAATGACGAATATGGTACGACATATAAAGCAAAGATTATTGAGAAAAACTATGACTTAGGTCAGATCATAGTAAGTCCTATTGTTGATGTTAAATCAATAACAGTAACGGAGGGGGGGACAGGATACACTACCCCGCCTACAGTAACTGTTAAAGGCGGTGGGGGTACAGGTGCTACAGCACAGGCTATCATGACTTTTATTGACGGTGATGGTAATGTTCAAACATCAGAGACTATTCAAGAGATCAGGGTTCTTACAGGTGGTGTGGGATATACAAGAGCACCTGAGATAGTAATATCAGAACCTAATAGGGCTAATGGTACACAGGCAACTGCAACTGCAGGGATTTCTGCATCTGTCATTCCAAGATCTACAACAATCTATACGCAAAAAGGTGAACCTAATCCACTTCTATGGGATGATGATAACGTAAGATCTTTGATCACTAGAAGTCAAGAGAAGCAATACAATGCAGCACATCACTATGAAGATGCCGAGGGCAATATTGTCGATTTAGATATTACAGTTAATGGCGGCGTTGAGAATGGGGTTGTTCCAAACAAAACTGCCATTAGTTACCTAAACATGTTAGAGAGAGAAACGGAAGAACTTCGACGTATTAAAATATTCAAAGCTAATGTTGTAAATCAGATTAACGCTGAGTATCAAAAACTTTTGAGACAATAGCATGGCAGAACCAATAACATCAGCAGAACAGTTACGGATTATTAGTATTCGTATTGAGTCCGAAAGATTTAACAAACCTCTACTTATTTCAAGTGGGGGTACTTCTACAGGTATTGTGATTGAAGCTAATATCTACGAAGACTTGTCAAAACCTTTTTTGACAGGAAATATTATTTTACAAGACGATCAAGATATTTACAGACTTGCTGATATCTCAGGTACAGAAAAAGTTATAATCGATTTTGTCACACCTGATAACTCTTCGGATGTGATCACAGTTAAGTTCATTATAAATGAAGTTACTGACAGTATAAAATATAATGACTTCGCTTCAGTTTTAGTTCTTTCACTTATTGAGGATATAAAATACTTCAACGACATACAAAAGTTCAGTAAGGCTTATACAGGTACAGGCGAGGATATTATCAAAGCCATTGTTAAGGACAAGATAAACAGAGAAGTTGTTATTGAAAGTAAAAAACTATCTGCACAAAAAACTTTTAGATATATTGTACCATATCAAAATCCATTTGCTGCAATCAAGACAATCTTGAGAAAGATATCAACTGAAAACGGATTCCCATTTTTCTTTTATTCATCTATCATTGATGATAAGCTTTACTTGACAGATTTAGAAACTATTATAGGACAAGAACCTTTCAATAGAGATAGACCTTTTGTTTATGATCAATCAAATACGATCAAGAATGATCTAGAATCTCAAGCCACGAATATTACTTCATATGAAGCGAGTGTTCTAGATGACACTTTACATTTAGCTACTTATGGTGGGATGGGTTCTAAGTATGAGTCAGTAAATGCGACTACAGGCAACCCCTTTGAAACTCATATTGATATGAATC